TTAGAGCTAGAAACGCTGAATTTAATTATACTGAAAATGCTAGTTTCATCTCAGGATCAACCGGTGAAGTAGTTTATGATGATTTTATTTTGAATCCTCAAACTTATATCACAACTGTAGGTTTATATAATGATAATAATGATTTATTAGCTGTAGCTAAATTATCACGTCCTTTATTAAAAGACTTTACAAAAGAAGCACTTGTTAGGATAAAATTAGATTTTTAATGAATGGGTGTATTCAAACAATTTTTAGCGTCTGATGTAATTGTAACACCATTTACAGTTAATAAGGGTTTTTCTTTTAGTGGTGATGCTGCTATGACTGCTTCTACTGTATCAATTGATAGATTTTTAGGTAGAAACACTAGTAGTTTATTTATATCAAGTAGTGATTTGACTACAGGACAAGTGTCATCTCAATTTCAAAGATGTATATATAACTCTATAAAAGAATTATATTACTCAAACTATTTAAGTGGTAGTTATGGTAGTCCAATTTTAACCGCTAGTTTAATTCCTGGAGCAGATAATGATGGAGATAGATTAATTGGATCACCAAATTATAATCCGTTTTTTGATAATTATTTACAATCTACTGTTTCTTATGGTAGATATTTCCCAACATCATCAAATAGTTTAATTGGAGTTATATCAATACCTGTGGGATTATTTGGAAATAATATTCAACCTAAATCATTCTACTATTCTAGTTCTTTAGGGATATATACAGATGATGGAGATGGAAACTTAAATTCAGGTTCAAATATAGTTGGTAATATTTTTTATAGTCATGGAATTATAACACTAACATCAGCGTCTAATCCAGTTATAAATAATTTTGTTAGTTCATCTAATGTTATATGTTCATTTAGTTCATCATTTGATATATATGAAACTCAATATAAATGTACTATTAGAGCTAATGAATTTAATTTCTCACAAAATCCAAGTTTAATATCAGGTAGTACAGATGGATCATTATATGGTTACGCTACTAGTGCTTCATTTAATCCTTATGTAACAAGTATAGGTTTATATAATGATTTTTATGAGTTAATAGCTGTAGCTAAATTAGCGACACCTTTACCTTTATCTGATGTTACAGACACAAACATAATTATAAATTTAGATAAATAAAAATATGTGGTTGTATGAAAATAAAGAGATATCCTCTATTGAGGATATGCCTCAAAATACTTTTGGTTTTATTTATATGGTAACTCACAAACCTACAGGAACATCTTATATTGGTAAGAAAGTTCTTTATCATAACCAAAAGAAAAAGTTAACTAAAAAAGAGTTAGCAGAACAAACAGGCCCAGGAAGAAAACCAACTACTAAAGTTGTCACTAAAGAATCAGATTGGAAAACATATTATGGTTCAGCTAAACCTATTTTAGAACTTATTAAAAATGGTCAAAAAGAAGAATTTACTCGTGAAATATTGATGTTTGTTAATAGTAAAAAGTTATTAACTTATTACGAATGTAAGTTTTTATTTAAGTATAGTGTGTTAGAGCATCCCTTAGAGTATTTCAATGATAATATTTTAGGTAAATTCTTTACTAAAGATTTCATGTAAAGTTTGGTTTTCCAAAATTCCTTTCTTATCTTTATGTTATGGTAGATCAAATACTAGTAACATTAGTTGACTCTGTTTTAGGAAGTGGTAAAAACACATCAAAAAATAATAGAGCATACCGTTGTCCTTTTTGCAATCACCATAAACCTAAATTAGAAGTTAATTTCACCCCCAATGAAAAGAATGAATATCCTTGGAATTGTTGGGTGTGTGGTACTAAAGGTAGATCATTATTAAATTTATTTAAAAAGATAGAAGCAGATTCTGATAAATTAAATGAGTTAAGATTCATATTAAAATCAACATCTAAAGAAAATATACCTGTAACTGTTTCTAAAAAAGTATCTTTACCTAAAGAATTTAAATCCTTAATAAATCCAAACCCATCAGATATTATAGCAAAACATGCTTTAAAATATTTACATGATAGAGGTATCAATAACTATGATATCATTAAATACAATATTGGATTTTGTGAGGGTGGAAAATACAACAACAGAATTATTATACCTTCATATGATGAAAATGGTATATTAAATTATTTTATAGCTAGAAGTTTTGACCCTACTAACCCAAGTAAATATAAAAACCCAGATGTGTCTAGAGATATTATACCTTTAGAACTGTTTATAAACTGGAGTTCTCCTATTATGTTGTGTGAGGGTATGTTTGATGCTATCGCCGTTAAAAGAAACGTTATACCGCTATTAGGAAAAAATATACAGCCGACATTAATGAAGAAACTTGTAACATCACAAGTGGATAAAATATATATAGCTTTAGATAAAGACGCGATAAATAAAGCGTTAGATTTTTGTGAAAGATTATTAAATGAAGGTAAAGAAGTTTACCTTGTAGAAATGGATGATAAAGATCCAAGTGAGATGGGATTTGAAAACTTTACAAAATTAATTCAACAAACCCTTCCATTAACATTCTCAGATTTATTTGAGAAAAAATTATTTCAATTATGAGCACACAAATTAAACACTCATATAATAGGATATTAGAAATATCAGAAGACCACGCTCAAATTACTTTACCGGATTCAAGATATTATAGACGTAATGGTCAATATTATCCATCAGTAACATATGTTTTAGGTTATTATCCTAAAGGAAAACATTTTGAAGATTGGTTAAAAAAAGTAGGTTACGCTTCAGAATACATTGTTAAAAAAGCAGCTGAAGAAGGTACACAAGTCCACAACATGATTGAGGATTATTTAAATGGTGAGGAATTAAATTTTCTAAACCACAATGGTTACCCACAATATGATCCTGATATTTGGCAAATGTTTTTACGTTTTGTTGATTTTTGGGAACAACATAATCCAAAATTAATTGAAACAGAAGTACATTTATTCTCAGACATTTATAAAGTAGCGGGTACTTGTGATTTGGTTTGTGAGATTGATGGCGAGGAATGGATTATTGATTTTAAAACATCAAACCATGTTCAACCAACATATGAATTACAGACAGCTATTTATTCTCAATGTTATAAGGAATGTTTTGGTAGAGATATTCAAAAAACTGGTATTCTTTGGTTAAAATCATCAAAAAGAAAGGCAAATAAGGAAAAAATGACTGGAAAAGGTTGGGAAATTGTTCAACCTTCTCGCACAATAGATGAAAATATTGAAATTTTTAAAACTATCAGGCGGTTATTTGACTTAGAAAACCCAAAAGACGCACCAATTTTCACAGAATTTAGGACCTCAGCTAAAAGAAATCTGTAATATTTATTAGAAAATGATATCTTTAATATCTCTCTTAAACGAAGCAATAAATAAACCAAAAGCAATATTCCTAGCTGGACCTGCTGGATCAGGTAAAACTACAACTGTAAAAAATTTAGGATTACAAGGGTTTACAACAATTAATATTGATGATACTTATGAAGAGTTATTGAAAAAATCAGGTTTGGGTACAAATGTTAAAGATTTTGGTCCTGAGGAGTTAAGTCAAGCCGCTAAAATGATGGCTCAAGCTCAAAAAATAACAAAGGAAAAATATGCTGAGTTAACTCAAAGTCTTAAAAATGTAATAATAGATGGTACAGGAGCGGCTGCTAATCCATTATTGAAAAAGAAAAAAGAATTAGAAGATTTAGGATATGAAACATTATTACTAATGGTTTATGTTTCACCTATGGTGTCTTTAGAAAGAAATAAAAACAGAGATAGAAGTTTACCTCCAAATATTGTTTTAAAATCATGGAAAGGAGTTATATCAAATATTGAAACATTCAGACAAGCATTCGGAGACAATTTTATATTAATTAATAACAATCCAGAAAATTCAATAGACTTTGATTTGGATTTAATAAAGAAAAAATACTTTGATACAAGTAAAGGATTTGGTAAACCTAAATCCCCAGAAGAAATGGCTAAGTCAAAAGCTGAAAAAGATCAACTTAATAAAGATATAGAAGATTTAGTTAAAAATAAACCTGAGTTTACCTCACCAGATTCAGTTAAAAATACAATAAACACATTTATTAATGGATAATAAAGGAATAGCTATATTTCCTGGAGCTTTTAAACCTCCAACTTTAGGACATTTTACAGTAGCTCAAAATATATTAGATAATCCGGATGTTACTCAATTATTAATATTAATATCTCCTAACCCAAGAAAAGGAATAGATGCTGAAACATCTAAAAAAATATGGGAAATTTATAAACCTTATTTAAAAGGTAAAAAAGTGACAATACAGATAGCGGATAAATCACCTGTAGGTACAACATATTCATTAGCTAAGAACACTCCAAACCAAACTTATTATTTAGTTGTGGGATTAAGAGATGAAAATACAGAAGATTTAAATAGATTGAATTCTGCTATTAAATATCCTAATATAAAACCATTAATAATAAATACACAATTATCTACTAGTGCTACAAAAGCAAGAGAAGCATTAATGACTAAAAATAAATCAGTGTTTTTTAAATTAATTCCTGATATTAAAGAAAAAGAATACATTTATAGTTTATTAGAATCTTTAGAAATAACTAAATAATGTCACAAACCATATTTCTTGATTGGAATGATGACCGCATAGGTAATTGGGATGATAATCCATTCAATTGGGAGTTTGTTGCTTTAGTTATTGAAGATGGAGGTATACCTGGGGGTAAAGCACCAGAAGATTACGCTAAAGAATTAAGAAAGAAAAAAAGAAATAAAGTAAAATTGATTACTTTTATTGATGGTAAAGAAATAATTGAAACTAAGGAACCAAAATCAAATTCTGTAGTATTTATACGTGACGCTCACTTTGTGGGATCAAAAAATGATATAATAATTGAAGTAAAAGACGTGCATAATGTATAGTATATTCTTAGACCAACCTAAAAATTTTGAATGTAAGATTCAACTAGAAGGAGCATCATTAGCTTCATCAAAAGCAAGGTTAGTATTAGAAACCCAGGACGGTTTAAATTTTATATTTAAAGGAACTATAAATAATGATGGTAAAGTTACTATTCCTATTAAAAAATTAAAGAATATTTTAAGTGAGGAACAAAAAGGTGACTTAACTTTGGAGGTCATAGCTGATGACGTATATTTCACCCCATGGACTTCAAAGTTTGAAACTATTGTTAGTAAAAAAGTGACAGCGTTAGTTCAAGAATCTGTAGCCCCTGAATCTTCAAAACCAAGAGTATCAGTAACTATAGAATCTACTCCTAATCACTTAGATAATATTTTAGAGAAACTTACAAATAATAAAATTAATATATTTAATATTTCTGATAATAAAAAGAAAATTAATAATATTATAAATGAGTATATTTCTCAAAATCCTATCTCAAAAGACGAATTAAAAGATATTATTACTAATTTACCTTTGAAGTTATATGAAATAAGTAATAAATAAATAATTAGTTATGCCTGTTAACCCACAGTATGATCTTTTAGGTAAAAAAGTATCACAAACCTATCACAACTTAATACAATCTGGATCTGATGGTAAATTTTATGATGGTGATGGTAATGAAATTACAATAAATGCAACAATTCCTGATATTTACGCTACTACAGGTTCAA